CCTTGAGCTAAACCTTCACGCACATCTTTTAGTGTCTGTTGTACTACTTGATCTTCAAAAGGATTATAAAAACTTTCTATACCACTAGGGTCAAACATTCTAGTAGAGCCGAATCCTACATCTGCTGCTGTGCCTAAACCTCTGCCTGCACCTAATAGTTGACCTACCCCCACACCAGTTGCACGTCCTGCTATTCCTGGCACTCTACCTAATAAATCCATTCCAGCCATAGTACTGGTTTCTCCCGCACTTATGGCATCTCCTATCAAACCTGCAGATTTATCAAAAGCATCACCAGCAGTTCCTAGTCCACCCATTATGGCTTCTTGTGCACTTTGTAGTAAAGGTTGATAACCACCCACACCTTGAGCAGTAAGACGGAAAGCTTCTTCTTGTGCTGGTGTAAACCCAGCTATACGTTGACCTGTGTATGTAAATGGGTTAGCACCTTCAACACCAAAGCCCATAATTTTATTTACTAAGTCTTGGTTTAATAAAGGTAGTATTCCAGGAACATTCTGTCCAGGAACCCCACCAAAAAGCTGACCCAGCATATTAGGGGGTAGTGTTTCTGTTCTTTGATAAGTTGTTGTCTCTGCCATTAAGCTCTCCCTATACCCATTTGTTTTGCTTTATTTTCGTTTTTCTCCATCATTGCGTAAAGTCTTTTTATTCCTGCTTCGTGGTCACCGTCACCTAAACCAGCTACAGCTTGTTTAGTCATAACAAACTCACCGTCTGCTAGTATTGCATTTACCGTGTCTGTATCACCAGCACCGTCAGGGTCTTCTATATCTCCACCGACTGCTCTCATATCCATTACACCGCCTTCATTAAATTCAGGAAACATCAGTTTACTATATTCTTCATCCCCTAAAGTTGCTCGTAAGTATGCAGCAGTAGCTGGGTCTAACATTCTGCTTGAGCTTATGCCTGTACCCATATAGGTGGGTGAACCTACTCCTACACTCTGAGTTCCGTATTGAGTAGGTAATACTGCTGGTCTAAGTGGATTCTGTAAGTAACCACCTTGTGCTCCACTCGGTCCAGGCATACGTGCGTTATTTTCTCCACCTTCAAGTCCGCCGAGTGCTGTAATACCTGTTAAACCTAAACCGACTTTTTGTAGACCAGAAAGGCTTTCTAATCCACTTAATGCGTTTACTCCTTCTACCCCTCTCAAACCAGCACCTAGTGTTTGTAAACTGCCTCCTATAGTTCCTTCTGCACCAGCTGCTCCTGGACCAAGGCTTCTAAACATACTGTCTGCTTTAAATGGGTTAAGTGAACCTAATCCGCCACCACCTTTGACACCGAAACCTTGTGCCACATTACCCAAGACATAGCCTTGTGCTGCACCTTTTACAGCACCTTTTAAGCTGCCTGTCTGTATACCACCACCGATACCACCACCTATTGCTGCTCCTGCTGGTCCACCTATAGCAAAACCTACCACCTGACCAATAGTTCCTGCTGCTTTTTTAATTGATTTACCTAACTTTTTAAAGAAACCAAACTCAGGTGCACCTGTTAGTGGGTTTATTGAGTTTTCAAAGTGTCCTACTTGGTATTGATAGGGATTAAGTTCATGTCGCTCAAAAGCATCAAATAATTGTCTTTTTAGTACAGGGTCATCCGCTAAAGGTCTAGGTAAGACCATCTCTCCAGGTGTAAGGTGACCAATCATATTGTCGCCATAGCGACCATGCATAGCTAATTCGTAACGTGCGTCTGCTAAACCTTCTAAACTTTCTAGCCCTGTAGTCTGCATAGTCCTTTGTTTAACTCCTGATTAGATTTAGTTTAACTAATTTGAACAAAGTTGTATATATCATAATGAAATACTCGTTGCTCCTGCTATTTTTAATGTAACTTCCCCTACTGAGCCAGTAGCTGATAAACCTTTATTTATTTTAGGTGTAGTAATAGTTATCCACTGGTTGCCACTGTAAACTTCTAGTGACTCATTATTTGTGTTCCATACTAAACTTCCTGCATTAAACTGTGCTTGACCTTTAGTAGTATCATCTATTTGACGTATATTATCAGGGTCAAACTCTCCTAAGTTTATTTCTAGTATTCTTACTAATCGATTAAATGTCTCTGAGTTGACTACCTCATCCATCTCTAATGGTAGTCTAGTGACTAACAATTTACTCATCTTCTACCGTCAGTCCTTACATCTAAACGTGTTGCTCCTAATCTCCAGCCTGTTGCTGTGTTTGCTGACACATTATCATCATCAGATTCTATCCTTACTACAGCTTGTCTTGCTCTTGCTCTTACATGTGATTGTTGAGTGCTACTACTGATAGCTGATGTGCTGTTTGTAGTTAGTGTGTCTCCTGGAAAATTACGTGTCTTTAAAACTATATTTACTTGACCGCCACCACTATTACTTAAAAAACGTATGTCAGGAATCATTCTATTTATAAAAGCAAACTGTTCTCCATCTCCTATATCAAAGTCACTTGACTCAACAAAAACGTTAGTCATAGGACTTCCATCATCATCGTATCCTGTCTCATGTTCGTAAAGTAGCGAATCATTAGTAGCCCTAGGATAAGGTTCTACACCAGCGTCTAACCAAGCATATCTTCTCAGTTGTCCATAAGCCCAAACATTTTCTACATAATTATATATAACATATCTATCTATTTCATCAGAACTACCAGAGCAATAATACCAGCCCACTTCATCGTACTGAGTGTTAGTAAAAGCATGTGTTTTGAAAGCTTGACTTGAATTAAAATCGTCAAATACATAACTTAGTATACTGCATGGCACTTTTCTTACAGAACCTGTGTAAACGTAAAAATTGTCATAACCCATCCAATAAACACCACTCGGTGCAGTTACTGCTGCTTTAGGTGCCACTAAACCTGTATTTTCATTAATTAAATTTACACCAAACGTGAACGGTGGTCCAATAAACTGCATGCTATAAAGAGCTGTATCAGTCCATATTAGTATCTCTTGTCTAGATTTTACAGCACCAATAATACTACTACCAGAGGATAACCTTAGTTCTCCTGCTGTGTTTGTGCTTCTTGGATCAAAATCTAAATCATTTTCTTGGTCACTAAAAGCTATTAACATAGGATCAATCGCTCCACCCCTCACAGAACCATCCATCGCATCTGCTCCTAATATAATCAAGTGTCTATCTTTCTCTGAAGTTATAGCTTGAAGACCTAGTGTGGGAACCTTATTGGCTCCACCAACACCAGACAGCTCTACTGCTCTTGTGCTTGTGCCACTATTTTCTAACCATCTATATATACCGCCACCCCTTACATTCATTATAAGGTTTTCACCAAAGTGATCATGTGTCCATAGTCTTAACTGATTGCTGGCTGATATAGCATTAGAGCTGCCCCATGTGCTAGCTCCCCATGTTCCTGCACCCCAACCTGTAGAAGCTATGAAAACATCTAGTCCTACATTTATTTGATATACCCCGACGACTGAACTACCTCCATTACCACTGTCACTAGCGTTTGCTGTGACTGTAGTTCCAGAAGTATCTTTAGCTGTTATAGTGTATGTGTTAGTTCCCGTGACTAAAAGTATTTGATATTCTTGATTTAATACAGCAGCAGTAATATTACCTCCTAAACTAGATGCTCCGCTAAAAGTTACAAAGTCATTAGTTACAGCCCCGTGGCTTGCATCTGTTACTGTGATGGTAGAACTACCGTTAGTTGCTGCAAAAGTTACATCGCCTGCAGAAGTTGTAGATCTAATAGGTGTAACATCGTCAAAGTTTGTGCCTTCTTTTATATAATATTTAAAGGTCGTACCTAACCCTAAATATTTACTACCTTCTAAAGACACCCAACCATGAAGTGCTCTTGCCTTTCCTAGATAAGTTGATAATGTATCTTTTGCCCAGCCACCTATTTTTTGTACTCTACCGTTTCTAAAACGTATTAAGTTTGAGTCAAACCAGCCACCCTCATTATCGTATTCAGTTCCTTCTCTATTTATTCCAGGTCTAAATATAAATTTGCTTAGTGCCATAATTACACCTCATACCAATCTTTACCCTCAAACAACAGAGACTCAGCTTCTCTTCTTCTTATCAACCCTTTTAAAACTTCACCACCAGCTTTATTCCATCTTCTCATTTGTGCAGGAACTTCACTGTATTTTCCCTCATTGAGAACTTTTAACATTGTTGACTCCCCAAGATTAGTTGGACCAAGATTATACACCCAACAAACTAAACCATCAAACTGACACTGAGTTAGCTCTACTTTGACCATGTCATTTATATAACCTTCATATTCAGGCATCTCTTCTGCTAAAAGATGTAAGGCTTCATCTTTATTAATTTTATCACCTTCTTTTACATCTTTAGTATGTCCATAACCTATTGTCCAAACACCTACAGAATCTTGATAAGCTTCTAGCTCACAACCTTCAAACTTTTTAATAAGAGCTAAACCTTCTTCAGATATCTTCATCTTAGTCATTTTTGTCTGGTGAGTTAGATGCTCCGAAGTAAAAACTTATTATGGCTGATGCCAAACCTCCTAAGTACCCTAAAACTAAATTAATCAAAGCTTCTGAGTTTTGCTCTGGTGGTTGTATAGTTACTAAAAATATGTACCCCATAAATCCACCTACTACAGCTATACCTATAATTCTGGCTGTCCAGTCTCTAGAAAAAGTTTGTCTAGCGTTTTGTGTATCTTGAACTTCTAGTTTAAACACATCCACCTCTAGCTCTTTCATTTTTAACTCAAACTCAGCCTCTGCCTTTTTAAGTTCTAGCATCTGTTCTGGAGTGGCGTTATCTATAGCTTTTTGTATTTCTTTAGGTTCATTCTTACAACCTAATACATCAGCTATCATATTAGCAGCCATCCCTCCCATCGGTCCACCTAGTGCTGTTCCTAGAGTTGGTGCTACTGATCCGACTAAATTTTTAAGTAATGCTTTCATATTCTCCTCGCCATGTATATATGTTTAGTGGTTCTTTTTTCCCTTTTACCTGTATAGGTTTTAATAAGTTTAACTTAATTCCGCAACTTTTTTTAGTATTCTCTCCTATTAATATATCTGCACCAACTTCTTTAGTAGCACTCTCTAGTCTAGCTGCAGTGTTTACAGCATCACCTATAGCTGTATAATCAAATCTTGTTTCACTACCCATGTTACCTATTACAGCATATCCAGTGTTTACACCTACACCTATAGCCACATCTATATCTGCTTCTTTTATGTTTTTCTGTATTTCTATTGCTGCAAGAACAGCTTTATGTGCGTGGTTTTCTAAATCAAGAGGTGCATTAAATATAGCCATCATTGCATCGCCAATATATTTATCAACCATACCGCTATGTTTTTGTACTGCTTGTTGTTGTATAGTAAGAGCTTGATTCATAATTTTTGTTACCTCTTCTGGTTCTAGAGTTTCTGATAAAGCTGTAAATCCTCTTACATCTGTAAATAAAAAAGTACAATATCTTTTTTCTCCACCAAGTTTTAATAATTCTGGGTTATCTTGTAACCTTTTTACCTGATCTGGATCAAGGTAGTGTTCAAACTGTTTTTTAATCTGTTGTCTTAGTTTAAATTGAGTACGAAAATTTAAATAAAAACCTATGCCTGCTGTCAGTATTTGAGAGACTAACGACCAAGTTACGTCGATAAGGATACCTTTACGTATCGTGTAAAGACCTGCAAGGACTGTTAGGAGCGATATAGAGCCACTTAGTAAAATACCTGAGGTTATACCCATATTTACTATAATTAGCCAAACTAAGGATATAGTGAATACTAAAGTAAGTAATTCAACAGCTAAAGAGTAGTCTGGTATATGTGGACTATTTTCTATTAAAATACTTTCAGCCAATGCTGCTTGTATTTTATGTGGTTCTAATAGTCCTACAGGTGTAGCAAGTTGTGGCATAATGCCTTTAGCAGTAAAACCTACGAAAACAAATTTATTTTCTACATTCATCTCCTGCAAAGTGGTTTGAGGAGTGTTCACCCAACTAACCCATTTTCTACCAAAGGAATCTACAGGAACAGAAGGTAAACCTTTTACTCGTATTTCTTCTAACCCGTTTTGATTAGTTTTAATTAAGTATGTATCTGCTCCAGCTAATATTTTCAACACCTCTATACCATACGAAGGAACCCATCCATCGGGTGTACGCATTAATAAAGGTAGTCTACGAACTAAATTATCGACATCAGTTCTAGCAACAGCTAATCCTTGACTTGCGTTCTGTTTTAAAACTTCTATATTTTCTATCACACCTTGAGAATATATACCACCTGTGTCTTCACCTAATATCACTGTGCCTGTTGTTGGTGGGTATGTGTCTGTATCGTTTTCATACATAGCTAGTACACTGGGAGAAAAGCCTAAAGCCTCTGTAAAATCAAAGTCCCCACCAAATCTATCTGGTTGTGGAAAAGCTACAACCCAACCTACTCCTATAGCTCCACTCCTTAGCAAGTTTATTTGTATTTGTGCTAATGTTTGTCTAGACAAAGGATAACCACCTTCATTAGCTATATCTTCTTCTGTTATGTTTAAAATTGTAAAATACCCAGAAGGTTTTTGTTGAGATACAAAAGTATCGAATGTTTTTAATTTTAATATTTCTAATGGAGTAAGTTGTAAAACTAAAGGTAAGATAAATAAAAACAATAATATTGGCAGTATTAAACGTTTCATTAATCCCCTTGTTTTATGGTGATTGTGTTAGAAGAACCACCGTTGACTTTAATCATATTTTCTACACCATTTTGAAGTAGGGTTAGTGTGTATGAACTACCACCATCCACATCTACACGAATTGAATCACCAACGTTTCTTCTAAAACTAACTAACTGACCTGTTATAATTGTAGTTATTTGACTAACTTTATCTTGACCTATTTCTGTACCAGATATTTTTATGCCTGTGGCTATTTGGTTTAGTTGATCTTCTTCTTCAATAGCTAAAGCATCGATTATATTAAGTAAGTCTTCTAAAAAATTAACATCTAAGTAGTTTATATCAAGTTCTGTAAATTCCAGATCTGCATCGTTATCTAAAAAATCTTCTGCTAAAAAATCTATATCTAAATCACTAAAATCTAGATAATCTGCTGTGTTTGCTGTTTGAGCTTCCTCCTGCAAGTTTTCTTTTTCTCGTGGTGGGTTAACTATTAACATATTGTCGATAACTTCTAAACTAATATCAAGTGTCACAGGCTTAGAAGGTGCTTGATTATATGTCATCGCAGTCGTAGCCTGATATGGTTGATTTAGTATAACTTGCCCCATCGCTGTAGCTACGGCTATTTCGCCACTAGAATTACCATACTCATCGGGTAAAAGTATAACTAAAGAAGAACCAGTCTCTGGTGTTGTGGTTATTGTAAAATCTGTGCCTCTTACAAAAACATCTGCGCTGGGGGTGGTGATTGATATATTCTTTTTATTATTAAACTTACCTGTTACAAATCTTGCTGTTCCACTAGCAAAACGTAACGCCATTTCTGATTTATTAGGATTAGGATCATATATGTACGTATCGATAACTAATTTGCTATGGTCCATTACTCTTACAACGGTATCATCTTCAAAAGTTATAGCGACACGTCCAGCTTCTGTTTTTACATTATCCATTTGCTGAATAGCGAATGCTAACTCAGCACCATACGGTTTATCCCTTACTACTTGGGCATTACCTCTCAGCTCACTTATAGAGCCTATATCAACATCCTGTGCTTGTGCCTTGGTCGTTTTGAATAACACACACAGTTGAAGTGCTAGTGCCAGAACTAATAATCTTGAGCCAATCATTGTCTAAAGTGCTTTGTTGTTGAATATTAAATGTTCTATTGCTGCCTGTATGGTCTAACCAAAAGTAACCACCAGCATAACCATCTCCATCATAAGTAACAGTATTATCAGAACCGTCTATATCCATATAATTAGTAGCACTATCTATATCTATAGCTGATGTAATACTATTACTAGAACCATTAATTATCCAATCTAAGTCTAGTGTACTAGCTAAAGCAGTGGTGGCTTGATTTAAGGTAAAAGTGTTACTATTGCCAGTAACGTCAACATTCACATTAGAAGAGTCAGCACCGTATGTGTTTGTCTTATCTGTGTTCATGTTAAAAGTGTTGCTGTTACCATCGAACTCAAAAAAGCCAGTGTATGAATCTGCGGTGATATCACCTAAGAATTTATTTGTATCACCGATCTGATTTATATCTAATGTTAACCCTGTACCAATTAAATTTAAATCTGTCATAGTGCCTGCTACTGCATCAGCACCTCCTATAATATTGCCAGAACCAAGTTGTTCTAAATCTATGTTTGAATTAGAAGCACCTGAACTTTGATCAATAAAGATTTCATTATCTGCTGCATAAATTGGCAAACAGATAATAAATAAAAATAGATATTTTCTCATTGTTTTAACCTCCAATATTCTTTATCTACACCTTCTCGTATAGTTTCTAAAACTGCTGTTTCTATAGCTATTTGTAAAGCCACACTCATTGGTTCGTTCCTTACGTTTCCACCCTCTAACTCTATGAGCTCTGTTCCTTGACTTACGAACCTAAAAACATCACTATCTAATGAAGCTGATAAAACAGTTTTAGTTACTAACACTTCTGTTAAAACTCTTCCTGTACTTACAGAAACAGTTCTTAAACTTATTGTAATTATATCCTCTCTGTATTGTTTAGAAAAACCTATACCCAAGTTTCTAGCCCCTGCTCCACCAGAGCCTATGTTAGCTTGATAAGATAAAACACCTCCTGTCATAATCATGTCACCAAATTTGAGAGGTAAAAGCTTTTGATCTTCTTCAAATGTTTCTCTCGTTGATCTTATCAGTTGTCGTTCTTTTGTTACTGACTCTAATGATACTCTTTCTACAACTTCAAAAAAGTTTGAGTGTTTTAATGCTCTGATTAAATATGCATGAGGTGCTTGTGTTATCGCTGTAGCAAAAGTTGCATATTTAGCATTAGATCTACGTTGTCCAGTTTGATCTTTAAAATCATTAGCATAAACTGATATGACAGGTTTTCTTGCTGGTTCTTTTACATTAGCTAAATCTGTGTATAGTTTTTCTACCGAAGCTGGTTGAATGTACTTTATTGGTGGTATATTGTTTTCTAGTGGATCAATCATGAGAGCACAACTAGAAAGTAAAACCACCGATAGGCACGATAACTTCTGTAATATTGCCTTCTTCATCAGTGATAGTAACTTTAACCTCCTCGTCTGTTATTTCATATTCTATGGTGTTACCGTCCAGTTCCATAGAACCGCTCTTTTGTTGGTCTTCACCGAACAAAGCTGACTCTACTTGTCTAGCTATATTTGCATAGATTCTAGAAGTAAGATTGCGCATAAAACGAGCTTCTACAGTATTATTTTCTTCTCTTTCTATTTGATCTTGTAGTGCTTTTATTTCTTCTTTCAAAGCCTTTTTACGATTAGTTTCTTGATTTTCTATAGTTAAGTAGTGACTAGACGTACCTATACCACTAAAAGACGGATTTTTAAATTCATGCACTATCTCGTCTGATTGTATTTGGTTTGTGAATAAAACTAATGCAGTCACTATGAGCATAGAAGAAATAAGCAAAAGTTCATTAGGTGTTTTAGGATCCATTAATCTTTCCTCTGATCGTCACGATCAGCTTTGGCTATTTTGTTACTATCTATTAACTGTGGTACACCTAAGATAGTTTTAATAAGAGTATCTTGACGTATGATCTCATTATCTAATGATCTGACTCTGTCTATAAGAGCTACTAATATACCGTGTTGTGAATCTAATTTCGTACCAAGCCTTTGTTCCATTTGTTCTATTTGATCAGCAACTTTATCATCTAACACATCAACTTTAGTTTCCATGCCATCTATAATTCTGTTTATAAGTTTCCATATAAAGAAACCTAATCCTAGTGCTGCTGCGATTGGAAAGCCTACCTCGTTAATGAAGGTGACTGCTTGATCCATTACTTACCTTTTTTCTTTTTCTTTACTCTTTTTGTAGTGTAAGCTTCGTTAACATTAGGTGTAGATTTATCATCTGCTACAAATTGACCTTCTTCATCTCTGGCTCTAACTTTAACTCTTTTAGTGCCTGTTACTTTATCTACTATTCTGCTCCAAAGTCCCACTATTTTTCTCCTACTTTCTTAGTCACGGATTCTAATTGTGGTTCTTCTTTTTCAGACTCCTCTGCCATTTTTTGTATTTGCTCCATAGTTTGTTTACGCAACATAGCTATAGCTTCTATTTCAGCACCTTTCCAAGCACCTCTTTCTGTAGAGACATCTATAAGTTGAAGTATATTTACAAAATATTGTTGTTCCATAATTTACCCTAAAGTTTTAGTAACAGATGTTGGTGTAACTTTTTTTGCTATTTGTGCATCTATTGATGCTTTTAGTCTTGTAACTTCATCAGCACCCATAGCTGCTTCTACCCAACCTTGTACTTTAGCAGCATCAAGACTTGACCAGTTGGTAAAAGAGGATAAATCAGAAGTGTCTAAACCTACGGAACCATAAACATCTGCGGTTTGTGGATTGCCGTCTGAATCTTTATTAGAGCTATCTGTGCCTGTTATTCTCCAATGTACGTTGTGAACTACATTTGATTTACCGCTTTTAGTAGGATAGG